GGTATACCCATATTTCTAAGCTCGTACGTTAGTGGCAATCCACTAGCCTTTGCTTCAATCAACACTGTTTCAGGTTTCCAGTAATCATATTGTTCTTTTGCTATTCGACGAAGTTCGGGAAACTCGTATCTACCTTTTAGTGCATCAACCAGTATCAACTGCTGTGGACTGTCTTCATTCTCACGAAAGACACCCCACGTAGTGATCGCACTATAGTCAGCTGTCTCTTTTTTCATGAACGCAGTATCATAAGATTGTATAATGTGTTCTAATAGTGGCATGTCTTCTTTTTCCCAAACGTTCCACCACTCACGTTTTATGATAGCACCTTCTTCACTAGTTGGGTTCTGCATCCACTGTGCATTCCATTTACCAATCGACAACGATGCCTTAACTGTTTCTAATTCTTCTATCTTCCAATACTCAGGCCACACAGGTTCGTTACTTGGCATGATTGCAGGAAACTCTACTAGCTCCCACTGATCTGACTTTGCTTCTTTTTGATGTTTTAATAACTGACCTGTTAGATCTTTAACATTCCATCTTGTCATGACACAAACAATAGCTCCACCTGGCTGAAGCCTTTGACGTGGTCCTGATGTATACCAATCGTATGCTCTCTCCAAAGCTGTAAGGTTCATAGCATCTTGCTCACTATGTGGATCATCAATGATTAACAAATCTGCACCACGACCAGTGATTGCACCACCAACACCAGATGCAAAGTATTCACCACCTTGTTCGGTTTCCCATCTGCCCGCTGCTTGACTATCTTCCCTGAGTCTTGTCTCAAAGACTTGTTTATATTCTTGACTGTCCATTAACGTTTTAGCTTTACGCCCGAATCTAATTGCAAGTTCACCGGTGTGAGTAGTTTGAATTATTTTAAGTTTAGGATTACGCCCGATCATCCAAGCGGGCAGCAAGGAGCTAGCGAACTCTGATTTAGTATGTCTTGGTGGCATATTAACAATCAATCGTTTGATCTTGCCTTGTGCTATCTGGTTAAACTTATCTGCAATAATCTTATGGTGCTCACCTTCTATAAACTCAGGCCACATGTGTTTAGCGAATGACAGGAAGTTATCCTTGTATTCTAGGATCTTTTTCTTTTCGTCGAGCTTCAGGTACATCTTCATGAAGTCTTTCTTCACGTCAGGTGGGAGCTTTTTTATTTTATCTAAATCAATATGCATTTTGAAAAAAATTTTTTGTAAAATTTTTTGGTTAATGTTTCCAACGATTGTTAATTTATTAGGTATTTGTATATAAATCAATAATGATTTTGGGGAGGTAAACCCTGTAAATCCGACATTATATACTAACATTTAGCTACATACAAACTAACAGAAGAATAATGTCCTTCGGACTTTAATCTTTTTGGTGTCGCTTTGGTACCTCTATTAAGATACACGCTCAGGTTGTAGGACCAGATATAAAAAAACCCGCCTCGATTAATTTGAGGCGGGTAGCGTGGAACTATTTAAACTCTTATTATTTCTGCATCGTATAAAATAGCGTTCTCTTTTGCTTCTTTTTCTGCTTCTTCTTTTGAAACATCGAAAGCCCTACCAAAGCTAACACCCTCGTTTTTTTGCCAATGTATTAAACTTACATTGTAAGTTTTATTGCTCCAATGCTTCTCAATCTTTACTTGATACATTTGATTAACTCAATCTTTTTAATACCAATGCCGTTCTTATATGGAATTACTTTGTAAGGCGTTGGACTTTCAAGCCCCGTTTTAATATGCTCTTTAATTGCATAATTCCAATTAGTGGCCATTAATTTATTGTGTCGATCATTAATGCATTTTACAGCGTCTTTTATCCAATTAAACGCCCGTATTAATGAGCCATTATAAGTTACTATATAATGAATTCCTAAAATTGAATTATGTCTTTTTTTTATTTTATGGTTTTTATATATCATTTTATAACCTCACTTTTTGTTTATATTTATTTTCAATAATTTGAAAATATATCTTGATTATGCATTTTAAATATGCATAGTCAATAGGATAATAATAAATAATATAGGACAATAAATATGGCTACATATAATGGTTGGTCTAATTATGAAACTTGGAATTTCAAGTTGTGGTTAGACAATGATGAAAGCGTCCATAATTATATTATGGGCCAGATTAAAAAAATTAGTTCACAAAAATTTGATAATAAAACTTATCAAATAGCTGATTTTTTAAAATCTTATATTGAAGATAATATGCCAAATTTAAACGTATCAAGTAGAGGTCAATCTTTATTTGGTTCGATGGCTGATAAAAACGGCTTTTATAGTGATATTTTAAATATGGCTTTAAAAGATATTAATACTTATGAGATAGCTGAAAGCTATCTTGAGGATCTTAAGCAAGTCGCTTAAAGTTTCATGAGCCGTGAGCATTGGTTCACGGCTCATTATTAGAGGGTGTCTTAAAAGAGACGATCGCTGTCCAGTAATGGAGACGCAGACGAAATAAGTATCGTTGATTAAGACACCCTCTAATAATTTAAGAGATTTTATTTTTTATTTTATTTTTCAAGGCACAGGCTCAAGTTTCACGCCACAACCTACAAGCGAAATAACCAAAAAAAACACAGGCTCAAGGCACAAGCTACACGAAGCTAGAAGCGTGAAGCCAGTAAGTTTTAGCTAGTATCGAGGGGCGTGGTTTTGCTTAATAATAACTTTTAATAACTTGTTTATTAGAACCATTATAAACTACAAAAAATATAGTAATTATGGCGTTAATAAGTCTAAATATTAACAGAAAAAAAACTTGTTTTTTTAAGTACAAAAAGACTTGCAGTTGATTAAAAAATGATTATATAATTATAGGATATTAACTTAACAAATAGGATGTAAACACATGAGTAAAACACAATATCCAACTAAATATCAAATAACAAAGTTAGAACAACGGGTCGATGAAGAGTTAGACCCAATAATAAACATGGCTGAGTTAGAATTGAAATCGGTTTTAACTGAACAAACTGAAATTGCTATGTCATATCTAGCCAAAAAAATAAAGGCTGATACTGTCATAAACAATCTACAAAAAGCCGTTGAACAATTAGAGATCGCTCAGCGTCAAGCCGTCACTTTTTTCGGTAAAATAAAAGATAATAATTTAAGAGAAAAATTAAGTTATAAATTTAAAGATAAAAAAGACCGAGATAACTATTACAGAAGTGACAGCTATGGACGGGGTATAACACCCGAAGATTGTAGAGAACAACTTAGAGATTTTGCTGAACTTATTGCACAACAGAAAGTCGAGAATATGAAGGAAGGCAAAAAGTTAAAAGAGCTTAAACTATACAAAAAAGCCTCTAAGCATAAAATTTGGGAGTGTGGGGTGCCTGAGCAATTACAATCTCAATTAGAGCAAATTTTATCTGGTATCAATATAATATGGGATAAATCAAAACAGCTTAGACTTCAAAATAAAGGGCTAAATTAATGAATACTGTTTTTGATGATAAAACAATTTCGGATTTGTTCAAACATATTCAGGGAGTTATAAAGGCGCAAAGAGAATTAAATCAAGTAATTAATAAAAGACTTAATTTAATAGAAAATAGGTTGGATATGTTAAATAGTTTTAATTCTTTAAAATTAACGCCTGACACGGAAGTTAAAAAGTAAATAAAAATGTTGCATACGGGGTATTATCATATAATATCCCGTATTAGAAAGTTAGAAATTATGAAATTAAAAGAATACACAAATATTCAAGATTATATTGAAATAAAAAAATCTGAAAAAAAATTAAAAAAAGACAATTCAAAAAAAGGTGATATATTTTTAAATTGTAGGTGTTGCGGGGTATTAATACGCCCTGATTGGTATTCTCAGATAGATAAGCGTTATTGCGCGGATTGTTTTTAATATGAAATATACATATAAACCGCAAAAAAAATTATTAGGTAGTTCAACCTATAAAATGGAAAAATCACAAAAATATAAATACTTAAGTGAAATTTTACACCTTGCACCCGCTAACTTAGGGGGCGTTAATATATGCGCTAGCGCTAGCCCTGAGTGTATAAAATTATGTTTAAATACTAGCGGGCGGGGTCAAATGACAAGCGTTCAAAAATCAAGATTAAACAAAAAATTCTATTTCTTAGCGGATAGGCTTAAATTCTTAAATCATTTAGACCGTGAAATTAAATTAAGTTATGAGCGGGCAAAACGTAAAGGGTTTAAATATACTGTAAGATTAAACGGGACGTCTGATTTACCCTTCGAGCGTTATAAATTAGAAAATGGTTTAAATCTTATGGAAAATAATCCAAATGTCCAATTTATAGATTATACAAAAATCACAAATAGATTATTACAAAAACTTCCTAAAAATTACAGCTTAACTTATTCACAAGCTGAGAATAATTTAGAGGACGTAAAAAAAGTATTAAAAACAAAATACAATATTGCAACAGTATTTAGAAAAAAACTTCCTAAAAAATGGTTGGGACGTAAAGTTATAAACGGGGATTTATCAGATTTAAGACACTTAGAGGACGGCAAAAAAATAATTGTAGGTTTAATTGCTAAAGGTCGAGCAATTAAAAATTTTAATGGATTTGTGCAAGATGTTTAATTTTGTATGGATATATGGCGTTATGGCAAAGTCGGGCAAGTCCCACGCTAACGCCATATTTAAAACTAACAAGCGAGCGAGCAAGCCTACAAGCGCGCAAGCGAGCGAGCAGAAGGGATAACATGATAACAAATGATATGATACACGATGAGGATTTTGAAGGTAATTATTTTTCAGACGATGTTGCTGTAAAATATGATTTACAAAATGGTAAAATTAATACTGTGGCTTTTTGTATTTGTCCAAAAACAGCAGAAGATATGGCAAAAAGTTTAAATTTATTAGATCATTTAGAACAAGACGGAATAGAATTAAAACAACAAGCGAGCGAGCAGAGGGGATAATATGAAAAAAGTTGAAACAGAAAAATATGAAGGGTACACAATAGAGGTGTACGAGCAAGAGCCAAATGTTGAATATCCACTTAATGAAAATGATTGGGATGATTTAGACCCAGATTGTTTAGGAACACACGCTTATAAAGTTTTTGATAAAGAAAATGAATTAATTTATGAGGATAAAACTCATATGTGGGATATTGGGGCTTGTTTAGAAAATGCAAAACTAGACCTTGATATGGATATTAAACAACAAGCGAGCGAGCAGAAGGGATAATATGGCAAGAGATCACAGCGAATATATAGACGATTATTGTAGAGACAATTACGGTCATTCAAATTGGGGGTATTTAGATACCTATACAAAAGAAGAGTTAAAAAAAGCAGATCACGATATAGAAAACAATATTGTTTTTTGGCACGAGGATGATGAAGACGAAGAGGGGGACGAGTGACAAAAAAATTAACATTAGAACAAGTTAATCAAAAAATAGATGACCTTGAATGTAGTTATTATAAAGGTTGGAAAATGGACGAGTACGCCTGGCGTTTTAGTGGGCAAGTATCAAAACCAGATTTAATGTATTGGGGCAGATTACATAAAATAAAAAGGGAGTTAGAAAACAAATGAAAAATAACGAAACATTAAAAAATAGACTTGCTGAATTAAGCAAGCAAAATACATTACTGGCAGATCATTTAGCCAGTATGTGTTGTCAAGCAGATGAAGACACGCCAAGCGAATATAGAACCAGACATTTTAGAAATACAATGGATGGCGCTTACGAATATTTAGAAAAAATAAATTATTTTAAAAGGGACAAATGAAAACATACAAAGTCACAGCGGGTGAAACTATTTACGCCGTTTATGAAACAGAAATAAAAGCAGAAAATAAAAAACAAGCGGAAGAGATCGCAAGTGATTTAAGCGCTTATGACTATAAGAGCAACGATTGGTCTAATTCAGCGGGAGATTTTACAATAGAGGCAATTGAAGAGGTGCAGGAATGACACAACGAGATGAAGAACACAATTATAGAGATAGTAAGAACAAGGCGCAAGCATACGAGCGTAGGAAAGTCACTATTATTTGGGGGACAGAGGCAGTTAAGGGTATAGATCCAATTGAAATAGGACTTAATAAAAAAACCTACCGATTTGAAACCGAAGAGCAACTCAAATATTTTATGATGGGTGTTGATGAAGGCAACGGGTGGTTGGAGTATGAGGTGCAAGATGAAAAATAAAGAGTTAAGCGCATTTAAAGATGGTGTAGCTGATGCTTTATTAGAAGGTTATAAATCTGAATGGCACGAAAATTTGTATTACTACAAACAAGGTTATGACTTTGGTTTAAAAATGTATGATGAATTAAAAAAAATAAATGAGGTAAAATGAAAAAATTTAAATTTCACTACAACACAATAGGTGATTGTTTTTATGATATTTATTGTCAACCCAATTGCACCAAAAAAGAAGATTTACTAAAAGACATGGCGGGTATTCTAAACGGTGAATTAACAGCGGAAGATTTTAAAAAAGAAATATTGCAATGGATAGGTGAACGAAGTGATGAATGTTATTTAGATGAAGATTGTCAAATAAAAAGATTTGATGAACGTAAATAAACCTACAAGCTAGACAAATACTTCACACAATCTTCAAGATTCTCAGCTATGGGTGTAATTTTTAAACCGCAAGCAACAAGCTCGTCAACTTGTTTACCAAGATACAAGCACAAGCGCGAACGCTTAGCATCGTCAACCAATATAAAAGTATTGACAGGGTGCCGTATATGAAAACTAATTTGATGAGGGGACAGGCGTATCTTATTACCAGACCTTACAACTTTCAATTCAAGTGTAAAAAAGTTCCAATTAGAATTATAACCCAATAGATCGGGAGTACCAAGACTGCTAGTATTTTCAATTCTCGTCCACTTAATCGCAGGCGTATTTCTTTTAAGGTATTGCCAAAATTGACTTTCATTTCTTGCCATGTTTATTTGCTTGTAAATTAAAATGTATAAATCTAAATGGGTCAACCCCATTATCAACACTAAATTGATGGGGTAGCCAAGAATTAAACAATAACATTGTGCCAGGTTTTACAGAAACAATTTGTCGTTCCATTGCAGGGCATAATTTAGTATGATCTTTGATTGGAAGATTGAGCATCATGCGACCGGGTCGAGGGTCGTGGAATATAGGTCTTGAGGTTCTGTCAGAACATTCAACAAAATAAAAACCAGAAATATGGTTATCCCAATGAACATGGGTATCTTGATGGCCTCCACCTTCATAGGCAAACTTTTGTATCCACATTTCAGTATAATCAATAGAATAATCAGATAAATCAAAGCCTTGATTTTCTAAAATATTTCTAGCTGTGTTTCTAATTAACAATTCAAAATTACTAAATCTTTCATCTTTGTACATCTCTGCACCAGAGTGATAAGACATACCGTGATCCTTGACATCTGTTTTAAATTTTTTATTTCTTTCATCTATTAATTTTTTTGTATTAGATATGGCTTGATCTGTATATTCATCGCAAACATCCATAAAATTTTTATCTTTTAAATATTCTGGTAGCTCTGCCTTATAGAGTATTGTGTCAAAAAAAGAAAAAGAGTGTAAATCACTCATCAGAGTATTATTCCGCCATGATCTTTAATAACTTTACCCATAGGGGCTTTCTCAGGTATAACTTCAATTACAATTCTATGAGTTTCTCTTGCACCAATAATTTGGTTCTCTAAAAGTTTTATAGATTTAATGTCATGAAATACACCATCAAGTGTCATTACTTGCATACGAGCAGACTTAACATTTTCTGCTTTCAAAAACTTATCTAATACTTGACGTATTAATTTTGCATCTATCATTAATTTGACTTGTACCTTAAATTACTCTATACGTCAACATATGGGAGTTCCAAAAAGATTAACTGAAAAGCAGATCAAGTTTGCTCAATTAATTGTTGCTAATGAAGGCCGAATGAATGGTACGGAATGTGCCAAAGAAGCTGGATACGGTGAGGCGGCAAGAATTAGAGCATACGAATTACAGAACCCCAAGAAGTACCCTCTCGTAGTTAAATACATTGGTGAGCTCCGTGAAGAAAATCAAAAAAAGTATGCCGTAACTTTTGAAAGACACATCACAGAGCTTGCCAAGATAAGAGAAAACGCATTAAAAAAAGGAGCCTTCTCTGCTGCAACCAATGCAGAAGTTGCTAGAGGTAAAGCCGCCGGATTATA